GACGTAAACGCTAACACCGCGTCAGGACCGATTACTTTCCCGGTTCAAATGCGGGCTGCTCCGACAATTACATTTAATGGAACTTACCAAACAGTGCGGAGTGGTGCTGTCGTTGACACCAGTGTAGGGCATGCTGCGGCCTACATCGATTCGTCTTGGTGTAATTTTTACATTACTTCTGGAAGTTTAGCAGAGAACGGCTGGTACGGATTAATGCGGCAGTCGGGCACTTGCAACATCACATACAGCGCTGATTTATAGGAGCATCAACGTGACCCTTGAAAACTTGAAGTACTTTGACGAAGCGAAGACCATCATTAATGGCGATCTGAACGGTGTGTATGTCTCGATCCCTTGCAGCCCAGGAAATGCTGACTACGATAGAATTGTTGCACAAGAATTGACCGTCGCGGATTACGTCAAAGTGGTGACGTGGCCCATGATCCGAGGCAAGCGAGACATCTTGCTTCGAGACACGGACTGGCAAGCAAGTAGCGACCGCACAATGTCTGACGCTGAGACAACTTACCGGCAAGCCCTCAGAGATTTGCCAAGCACCAACTCTGACCCGACGAAGATCGTCTTTCCTGACGCTCCGTAGTGTCTTATGGAAGGTGCTATCGATCTTCGTCTCGTCCTGACCGTGGCAGGCATGGTCGCGTCTGTCGCTGGCGCGATGGCCGTTGCTCGCCAATCAATCAAACAACTTACAGCTCTGATTGCTGACATTGAGGCCCGACTTCGTAGCTTAGACAGTCAACATGATCGGCTTAAGACTGAGATAAAAACTAATGGGCAAAGACTTGGCATTCTTGCAACGATGTCATCGCCTGAAGCTCTAGAGCGTCGTCACCGTGAGACTGGAGGCTTGCTCGCTCGGATGAAGTTCATCGAAAAAGATATTTCGGGGCTACAAGCCATGCATAACGGCAAGCACCCAGACAATAGCGGGATTCCCAAAAGGGACGTATGATGTTTACACGCATCAACGGAGGTTACAGATGATCCCATTAGAACACTTGGTACACCACGATCTCGGCGAGGGAGCGGGCGAAGAAGTAACGTGTATGCGACCGTTTGGCCCTGCCATTGGTTACGCAACTCTTCCCGAAGAAATTATTGACGCTTTTAACAACGACCTTGATAGCGGAACCGAAGGCCCCGACTGGAGCGAAAAACTAGTCGGCCAGGTGAACGCTCAAAACCTAATTCCTACTGAAGTTCTGGAGCCTCATGCAAAGTACTTTGCAGATGCCGCCTTGGGATACGTCAATAACTACGCCTCGCGCCATTGCAAACCGCTGCCCCCAAGCATCAAGCCGGCGGTCCAAGTCCATAGCGCTTGGTATGTCCAGCAGAAAGCCGCTGATTTCAACCCACTCCACCTTCACACCAACGCGGAGTTGTCCGCCGTAGGCTATCTACAGTTGCCTGAAGGCATTGATGAGGAGTGGGAAGAAGAAGATAAATCTCACTACCAAGCGGCAGGAAACATAGAGTTTCTGAACGGAAGCCCGACTTTTATGAACAGGTCGACATTTATGGTGCGTCCCAAGGTTGGTGATTTCTTTATATTTCCATCCGATCTGTTGCACACTGTCTATCCGTTCAAATGTGCTGGCGAGAGGCGCAGCTTCTCCATGAACCTAATTCTCGGAGAGCAGGACGATGAAAAAGAAGGAGAGTAGTCATGGCGACTAACCAAGAAGCCCGACAAATTAGCGTTCGCGGCGTTACATCAACAACCGGCACTTATGACGAAGATTGGGTGGCGTTGTTCACCGCAAGGTCTGCCCCTGCTGGAACGTATAACGAGCGCCTTCTCAACTACATCAACACCAAGCTATCCACCAGCTACACCAATATGAACGACGCGATGCAAGCGTTGGCTGCGAACCAAAGCGCAGATAACTTTAGCTCAATGGGCACGTTTACACCGTGACCACCAACCAAGAGGCTCGCCAAATATCGTGCCGGGCCGTTTCTGGCACGGCTTCAACTGTCAACGAAGACTGGATGGCGGTAGCAGCCACCGCTGGGTTTACGACAGGAACCATCAATGAGCGTTTATTGAACTATCTCAACGCTGCCCTTGGGGCGACGTGGGATGTTGCGTCATGGGACGAAACTTCATGGGACGGCACTGGAGGCGACCACACCAACATCAACGAAGCGCAGGCGGCTTTTGCAGAATCAAACGGCGTTGTGGGCATTGGCGGTATGTTCTCCCAGCTTGGATCGTTCTAATGGCTGATGATATTGGTGTCCCCGATAAGTTGTCATGGCAACAGAACCGTCGCCGGTTGGCCTACATTGCGATGGGCGCGATCTTGGTAACGATTGCATCGAGCTTTGTGTGGCCGGAGCGAGCCGCACAAGTACCAGCCGCAGAGATGATCTACATCAGCTTGGCTGGCGTCATCATGGCGTTCTTCGGCGCCGATGCGCTGGTTAGCAAGAAGAAGGGCTAATGCTTACGCTGCTCGGTAGCCTGTTGGGCTTTGGGACGAGTATCGTTCCAGAAGTTCTCGGGTTCTTTAAGCAGAGCCAAGCCAACAAACAAGAAATCAAAATGCTGGAGGCGAAAGCTCAGTACGCTTCGCAGCTTTCCACTCTCAAGTTACAAGAGCTAGACGCCGAAGCCGACATTGCCGAAACCAAAGGGTTGTACGCTCACGACACAGCGCTTGCCAGTCATGGCGGGTGGGTCGTCGGCTTGCAGGCCAGCGTCAGGCCGGTCGTTACCTATTTGTTTATGTCAGCGTTTCTGGCCGTCAAAGGCGGCATGGTCTATTCGCTCATTTTCACGCAAAGCGTCGATTGGGTTACGGCCCTGGCTGTGGCGTGGGACGGTGAGACGCAAGCGCTGTTCGCTGCCATCATGTCGTTCTGGTTTGGCAACCGGGCGATGAGCAAAGCAAGGGCGGTCATTAAAAAATGAGCATCTCGAAGCACTTCACTCTGGACGAATTAATGAAGAGCCAAACGGCGTTGCGTCTTGGTTTGGACAACACGCCCGTCGCTGAAGAGCTAGAGGCTTTAGCGCAGTTGTGCGAAAAGGTCTTAGAGCCTATTCGAGAACACTACGGGCTGCCCGTAGTTGTCAGCAGTGGCTATCGATCTCCCACCGTCAACAAGGCAATCGGCAGCAAGTCCACCAGCCAGCACACCAAAGGCGAGGCGGCAGACATCGAGATCCCTGGCATCGATAACCTAGAGCTTTACTACTGGATTGCGATAAACGCCGACTTTGACCAGGCAATTCTGGAGTATTACAACGGCGAGCCGTCCAGCGGCTGGGTCCATGTCAGCTACGCAGGCCACGAAAACCGCAGGCAAACCCTCAGAATTGATAAAAGTGGGGTGAAGCGGGAGACTTTCAGCGGCGACAATGGGTTGCCATCGCTAGCGGCGTGAGCTAGCTTTTCCTGGTACTCCTCCCAAGTACCACCTAAGAGCCTCACAACTTTAAGGCCCGTCTTTTTTAGGCGGGTCTTTTTTTACCCTATTGCCGACCAACTGCACGTCCAGCGTGGCTGCTAAGGAATTTCAAATGCTCAGTGTGGCGACATATTTGGCATCTATCTTCCGCGTTTTTTGGGTTTCGGATTGCCTTTGCTGTTTTTGCTTCGAACGCACTGCAAACGCACCGGACCAACCACCTTTTTGGGATGTCGCGCAAATAACCGACGACTGTAAACCTGCCGAATTTCATTCCGGTAAGATCGTTCTCAATTAAGTAGGGCCATTTTTTCGTGGGCTGCGGCTCGCGCCAATGGGCGGCATTGATCTTTTTGTCGGGCTTGTACTGAAAGCCTTTCGATGTAACGCGAGCGGCGGTGCCGTTCAAAGGCACATGTGTCAACCCGACCTCGATTGCGTTTCGTCTGCTCATTTAGCCCCCACTTCTAAATTTCAGTCTCGTTCATTTAAAATCCTTTATTGTCCTTTGACACTGTGAGCTTTTCCAGAAGTGCTGCGTAACCCGCGATATCGGTTGCGTGATCTGGATCTGCCTCGTCGCCCTCTTTAGACCGCCCCACCTTCAGCAAAATCATCATGCGAACTACGTCTGTAGCCGTGACATCAACCCCAAGGTACGCCGCCCATAGATCAGCTATCCGCTGGTGGGTGTGGCGAAAGTCACCGTGCCTGCCGTGCCGGTCTTTGACCGCCTCTGACGCTGCTTCAAGGATGTCCATTGTTCATACCCCGCACATTCCTTCGCACTCTTCGTTAAAGAAATTGATTTGCCCCTCGTCTTCA